AATAGTATTCTGTTCTCCGAAAATTAAAGCAGGTTTAGTTCCATCTTTTATTAAACCATAGCCTTCCAATACTCTAAGAACATTATAATCCGTTTCATAAAACCACCCCACAGTAAAAGGTTTAGCCTCACCATAAGTATTTGCTATTGTATTGGTGAGCTTCTCCCCAACGGAGGTGAGCTTATCTTTTACCGTATCATAAAGTCCATTAGTACTTAATTCACATCTAAAGTCTCTATCCTCTAACCAGTCTAAAACTGACTCAGGGGATGCAGGAGTACCTAGTTTTTTAGGATTACTTATAACACCTCTAAGTGCTGGTCTATTAGGATTCCACACAACAACATCATCTACTTGACGCTCTAAGGCATTAAATATAGAATCCCCCATTCTACCTTTATAGCTATTACGACTACAAGACATTGTAAAACCCAACCCCTCTAATGCTTCTTTAGTGGCTTCTATATTCCAAACATTATCTCCTACTATTTGTTCAGTATCGTTTGTATAATTTTTATCTGCATTACTACTTTTAACAGATTCATATTCTTGTTTATAGTAATTAGCTAATAATTTATCTAAATTAGGAAATAAGACCAAAACATTCCTACTATTAGTAGAACTTTGAAGAAAACTTTTCAAAGTATCCGTTATTATTTTATGAAGACTAGGCTTCCATACAGCACGGGCTATACCAGCACTTGGAAGGGCAGCGTCTGCTAAATCTGGGTAATCCAGTAATAATTGTTCATGAGCATCTTTACTAAATATTCGTCTAGAGGTTCCATTAAAAACAGCCCCCAAACCCAAAGAACCTAAAGGCAAGATCCCCATTGGAGTTAAATTAGGGTGTTCTTCTCCCTCACCTCCATATATCAACTTCATAGTTCTTCCTTTAGTAGCATCAAAAGAGAACTCAACCATAGTAACTTGATTAAAACACATTGGAGGACACCAATCCCTTAAGTCATCACCAACACCGTAGGTTATCCAAATAGACTGGTTCAAAGTGCCATTATAAGCGTCTATTTGTTTCTGTATCAGGGCTACCTCCTTCTTCCCATCATACTCCTCAAGATCTTTTACCTCCTTTCTTAAAGTATCTATCCTTGCCTGGACCCACGCATTATCTGTCTTATTCTTTAATAACTCCGCATAGCCCTCTACAGGATTACCCGTCTTTATCCACCACGCCTCATCTTTCCTCTGCTCCGCTTCCCACAACGCCCAGTCATCCAACTCCTCTTGTATTTCTGGGTTCCTATTGTTCCAACTTTTAGTTAGTGTATTCCAGGTTTGACCCTCGGCGTTGGTCGGAGGAGTGAGTCCATAATAGGAAGCATTAGCCATCTCATCTGTGAAAGCATCCCACTCTTGTTTAAGTAGATACTGCTCATTCTTATTAGCGGCTAGTTCAAACACATCCAGTTCTTCCCTTTTCTCCTCTAAAGCTTTTGCTACTAAATCATCATTAGGATCTAATAAAGTATGTTGGTTAAAATTTAATCTATCATCAAATATCCCTTTAGGATCAATAAACTCTATTTCAACTCTTGGGTAGTTCCCCTCTCCTCCTCCTGCGCTATCATAATTAAAATCATGAGTTAAAGAAATGAAATTAGAATTAGGAGAGTTACTAAAAACTTGTACATCTTCATCTTCTAACCGCTTAAACATCTCTAAAGATCCTGTTTCTTGAAACTTCATCATCTTCGCAGGATTATATGTCATTACAACATTAACAGTGGGGACATTCATAACTAGGGCAAAAAGATTTGATCTCCAGAGTTTAACTGTTCAAATACATCAAAAATGTTATTTACTTCACAAATTCTCCACCAAGCATTGGGGGTATTGTAAAATAAATTAGAAATTAAATCAGGTCTATGTTCAAACCCATAAGGGATATTACCTGTTCTATGACCTCTTAAAGCAGCAGGGTTAGTCCCACAAAACAACCTCTCATAAGGTTTACTTCCCACTGTCGTAGATATTACTTTTCCTTTATGTCGGATCAAGATAGTATTAATTTTAGATAATTGTTTTTTTCTATTACGCATTAGTTTGTAAGCTCCCCTGGATCAATAGAGTTAGGTTCAGCAATAACGGATTCCCATCCTGTAATGTTGTCTCTTTTAATCATCACTCCTTTCTCATAATGACCAAAATCTCCAACTCTTACTTCGTTTAATTCTACACTAATTTTTACTCTGTTAGGGGTTAGAGTGTACAGATCATAACCTGCTTCTTCTTCCCACCCTATATTATAGTTTTTAACAATACAAGGAATGTCTTGATATAATGATCCAAAATTTAATCTTACCAAAGGAGGTCCTTCAATAGGGTTCTTCGCATTATTAAGAATAGAGCTTCTAAACATAGCAACAAAGAATACTAAGGTATCAATAACTTCAACATTTCCCATCCCTTTAATAAACTCCTGTTCGGGAAGTTTAGTGGTTGGAATAAAAATAGGAGTACCTCCCACAAAAGTTACCGTTCCCTCCTGTTCAATAGGATCCCCCCTAGATTCTCTTATATTATAATACTCTTTTCCTAAAGCAGTAGCAATGGAGGTAGTAGTAGTTAATTTAGGTAAAGATTGTTGCATATTAGAAAACTGAAAAAACTGAGCTTTCCAATACTCCTCTCCTGTATTATTAAAAATTCTTAAATACTTTTCAATACCCATAGGAAAATTCTGTAAATGAGGAATGGTATAGAATAGATCTAATTTAATTTTTCTAGATTTAGTTCCCGTATAAACATACATAGAACCCGCTCTTGCTAGAGGGTTATACTCCACATAATTAGCTGTAGCACTTTCTGTAATTTTAGGATTTTCAAAAAAGGGAATATTTAATACAGTATCCCCATCAGGATATACAAAAGTTAATTTACCCCTTTCTAATAGTCTATTATCTGGTTGATCTCCAATTCTCATTTATCCTGGACTCCTACCATTACGATCTCTAGGTCTAGTCTCGGGTGCAGATTGACCTTGGGCTCTCTGAGCATTAGCAGTCTCTCTCTGCGCGTTAGCTACCTCAAGTGTGTCCCGTTGTTCTTTTGCCTCAGTTAGGGCTTCCGATAATTTAGTATTCATAGCGGCTAATTGATCTTGAGTCTGCTTATTCCGTAATACTGTTTCAGCATGAGCAGCCTGTCTAAGTTCTTGAATGTTTATGGGTTCCCTATCAAGAGATACTCTTAGAGTAGGCCCTTCAGCATATGTTGAAATTGCTTCTTCACCTCCTCCTCCTCCTCCTCCTCCTCCTAAAATCGCGGGGCGATTGTCCCACATCTCCTGTATGGTTTCTCCTAACCAATTAATAACCCACATCAGCCCTTGAATTGCTTTACCTAATAAAATTAAAGGTGCAGCAATAACCATTATTGCAGCTACAAGAACTCCCCCTACTGCCCATCCAATAACCCTACCTATGCCATGTAGAATATCTCCTAACCATTTAAAATTCTTACCTAATCCTCCAAATGATTTTTTTAAAGAAGCCCACATGTTACCTATCCTCGCCCACTCTGGCACCAAATCATCAAACTTAGTAATTAAACTCTTTAACCAACCCCAAACATCTTTAAGGCCATTAATAATTCCAGGACCGAGGAGCAGTAGTGCCGTTATTAACCATCCTATAGGACCTGTTAACTTAGTAACGGCGTGACCCAAGAACCTAGTGACTGGTAATAACTTAGAAAGAATTCCCGCCCTAGGTGCTACAGCTACGCGACCTTTCGCAGCCCCTCCAAACACCCCTCTAACTTTATCACCAAAACCCCTAAGTCCTTTTCGGGGGGGTGCGTACTTCATCGGCCATGACCCTGGCGCACCCATTTGATACTTCTTACCAGTATCCCAACCAATCCTTTTGCCTCTCCTTCCCCTAGTAATAAAAGAAGCATAATTCTTACCACTGGCTACTAACATAGCTCTAGTATTTGCTGTAATAGCCGCCATAGTCTGGTAGCCCTGCGTTATCTGCTTGACCAACAGACTATTGTTTAACTTGCTCAGAGACACAGCCGCAGTCAAAATGGCAATAAGACCTACTACAACAGAAGCGATCTCAGCCACCCAAGGCATATCCATTAGCTTATAAGCTATCTTACCAAACCAAGCAAATAATTTTTGGAAAGGGGATAAAACTCTTTCTTTAAAGTTTGACCAAGTAGCTCTAAATTCTTCACTTATCTTGTGTTGACGCTGCACTCCCTTTACATAAGCCTCTACGCTCTTACCTTGTGCTGCGGCTAATTCCACCATGCGCCGTCTAACTTGCATTAATTGAGCAACTTCTTTTCCATAAAGCTTAGTTGCTAGCTGCAACATAAAAGCAGGATCTTTAGCCCCCTTAGTCCATTGATTCGTTATCTTTTCAGCATTTTTAGAAGCTGTTAAAATTAAATCAAAGGCATTTCTATTCATATCCCCTTCCTTCCTGAGAATAGCCTCTCTCTGCTTAGTAACTCCTAGAAGTTGAGCTTGAATCATCGAGGAGCCCTTTGTAAGGGATCCCAGCAGTTGAGGACCTAGCTCTGCCATAGAAGGCCCAAGTGCAGCAGCGAGGCGCATAGAAGCCTCATTCATCTCTGCTCCTATACCCAAGGCTCCAAAGTTAACAAGCTCATCAGATAATTTACCTACAGCATTTACTAATTCGGTAGTCGTTAATCCGTATTGTTGGCTAAGTCCCATTGTAGACTCTGCAAGAACTGCCATCTCTTTAGTTGTTACTCCCAACCCCTGAGTATTTTTAACTAATTGTTTAAATACCGCTTTTTGTTGACCACCAGTAACCTTGGTATATACACCCAATTTAGTTATCTCAGTACTACTTTTTACTAAACCTACCTGTAGTTGAGAACTAACAACTTCAAGAGCATTTCCATATCCAGTAAGATGAGAATCCAAGGCTGCTGTAGTAGTTGCATACTTCTCTGCTACTTGTTGTAAAGAGAACCCTCTGGATAAACTTTCTTTTTGAAGTGTCTCCATTCTTCTTGCCATATCCATTATGGCTTTTCCAACAACATAAACACCTGTTACAACACTAGTGAGTTGTCTTGTTACATTTGTCCCAAAAGTATCTGCTTTCTTATCTCGGTTCTGTCCCCTCGTACTAAGTTTCCCACCCATACTAATTAGGTGTTCATTTTGCTGAAGCATTCGTTGTTGTATGCCTAATCCCAACTCTGACGCTCTAGAGATAGTCGCTAAAGAATCATTTAAGCTTTCAAGTTGTTCTTCACTAAATGCCATGCTACACCTTTATTGCTAACTTATAGATTTCCTTCATGCTTTCCAGCTTATAGGTCCTGAAGGAATCTTTTCCTAATATCTTAATAAGACTATTTTTTATCTTTCCATAGTAAGAAGCTCGTCTTCTCTTCTTATATAGGTTATCTAGGATAGTATCAATAATCACATCTGATTTCCCATCTAATTTGAAACAGCTTACTAATGTACCTGTTTTTCCTGGGAAGGCACCATCCCCTCTTTTACATTTAACTATCAAGACTACCCTCTGGGTTCTACTGCCAGGACCAACCCCTAGGTAATATCTAAAGATTAAAACCTCTCCAGGGGTCATACGGTCTGCGCTGGGTGGGATCTCCGTAAGTATCTTCTTACGGTCTCCTCCAACTTCTTTTAAAAAAATCTGAGTTTGTTTTGAAAATTGAACCATTGTACTATATTATATATAAATATTTAGGAGCCAAATGACCACTGATATAGATTTTATAGACTTTATAGATTTAATAAATTATACATTAAATAATAACTTTGTAGATAAATGGAGATATAAGTACTCTGAAAAGTTTATTAAGCACTTTCAAATCAAACTATTAGACTCCTTGAATAAACAGAAAGTCCTTAAACTTACTAGTTTATATAACTACCTCACTAAGAAATGTAGGTACTCTGGGGAAGTAGTAGATAACTTCTTTGAAGCAATAGATATTTCTATATATTATCCTCTCATCATTAACGACAAAAAATAATATGAATATACTTGAACTACTATACGATCTAGCAGCTAAGGCTTTAACCCTTATCCTACTTCTTTTTGGACTTTCTCTTTTTATTGGTGGCTGCGCGTCTTTGCTCTAGTCGTTGCTCAATGAGCATACTATTGTTGAATTCGGGACAAATATCTTTGTACCCACACCAGTTACAGAACTGATTCTGCATAGGGCAAAAGTCCCCTTTCTTCATCTTTCTAATCTTCCATACCTGCTCTACCTTTTCCCTAAGGTATTGTTTAATCTGGTTCGGAGAATACTTAACTGTGACGAAGTGGTTAGTCAGGGGGTAGTAGTGAGCAACTACTATATTATCAAGAGGGATGTTCATTAGTTTATGAACAGCATACGCATAGCCTTGCATCTGCCTGTCTTGATAGAGGTCAATCTCTTTTAGCTCTCTCTTAGAGGTTTTATAGTCGATTACTAAATACCCTCCATCACTTCCTTTGATGACACGGTCAATGATACCGTTTAGCTTAATCTCCTTCTCTTTATCGTAAACTACCTCGTACACCAATTCAGTAGCTACTGTCTCTGACAACGTAGCGTTGAAACGCAGGAAGTTCTCCAAGCAAGTTTTTATCTTGGGGGTATAAGTTTCCGAGAAACTGTAGTCCTTTTTGACATTTTCGGCTATATTAGTAAGCTGGGCAAGCGTTGTTGCTGCCACCCCGTCCTCAAGAATTTTATGGATAAACGAACCAAAGTGCAAAGCGTCAGTATTTTTAGACTCCTCTTTGAGTCTGTGAACATACCGATAACAGTACTTAAGCTGACACTCCTTAAAAGTCTTCGATTTTGATTCAGAAATTGTATTTATAAACATGGTTGTACCTCACTATATTAGAGACTATTTATTGGAAAAGTTCAAGGAAAACTACAGATTATCATCTGGAGACTCCGAACTGATTGTCCCCTCTATATTTATAGCTGATGACTACAAAAGACACATGAGTATTAACCTAGATACTGGTTTATGGCAATGTTTCAAAAGTGGCAACAAAGGTAACTTCATCCAACTATACGCCTTTCTAGAAGATCTTACCTACAATAAAGCAGAAGCAGAGATCCTATTTAAAGAATTAGAAGATCCTACCCAGCCTAAGCTTGTAATCAAAAAAGCAACTCCTAATAACTCTACGAAAAACTTAGAACTAGTTGAGGTCACGCTGGGCGACTACGACACAACTCGTCCCCTTGTCCAGAGGGCATGGGCCTTTCTATATGAGCGAGGACTGTTTAACCTTGAGACTCAAGACTCTACCTTTTATGTTTCTGAAGTAAACGGTCGTCTCATCATCCCATTCTCACATGAAGGTAATTTATTCTATTACCAAGCCAGGGCATTAGAGGATGAAACTCCTAAGTATCTTAACCCTTCGGAGGGTTGGCCTAAGCCTTCTAATATTCTATATCCTTATGATGAGGAGGAAGATCATCTTGTAGTGTGTGAAGGTCCGTTAGATGCTATCTCACTCCAAAACCAAGGAGTGAATGCTACATGCACTATGGGGTGTTCCGTCTCAGATCACCAGATGGAACAGCTAAAAGAATTTGAAGGGAAGATTATTATTGGATACGACAATGATGCGGCTGGGAAAAGGGGGGTTAACCGTGTTGACTACCTTCGTCGCATAAAAAGGATGGCAGATATTTACATCTGCCATCCTCCTTTGGAAGTAAAAGACTGGAATGAAGCTCATGTAAAAGGCTTCAATCTACGGGAGTTTGTTGATAACCACACCAAGCGGTATGATTATAACTATCTCATGGATCACCTCCTTACGACACTGTGAGATAAGACAGTGGACTTACAAATTGCTGGTTCAGTATACTATAAGAAACCTGTACACTGTAAGTACCAGTCGGACTTCCAAAGTTCGATCCTGGCTCCGCTGCTGCTTCTTCTATAGTAGTGGCTACATCCCAAGAAAACAATAAAGTATTATCAGATGTGATTTGTGTAGGCTCTGCACTTATTACTGTAAAAGGTCCATCAAAAGTAGGATCTTGGTTTACTTTCTTTATCATTATCGTAGCATCAGTAACCACAGAATCTTTAAAGATATTTTGAATTGATTCAGGGATAGTCTTATTTTGAAGAGTATTTTCCGTTACCACCTTCAAATCAATAACTTCGTTATACCTAACATGTTTATTAAGTAGCTTTGCTCTACTGGTAAGCATTAACGGCTCAGTAACCACATAGAAGGTATTCTCATGTAATGCGTACTGATTATAAATAACCTGATATTTTGAGGCTTCAGCAAGTTTAACTGTCCAAATATCCGTATAATCCCCTACTGAGGAACAACCTGAAGCAGCTACTTGAGTGTTGGTAGTCCAATCCCAACCAGAGAGGTTAAGGGTCTGGTCTAAAACAACCACATACTCCCCAGCAGCCATCCTGTAGATACCACTAGCAGTTACCCCAGGGGTATAGTTATCAACATCAAAAGCATTTTCACAAGCGGTCCCTACGGCAGTACCAGCAGTAATAGTACAGTGAACCGCTTCATTTAAATAGTTTACCCCAGATGCGGCAAAAGTCATTAAGGGAACACTAGTAACTAGATTCTCAGCACCTAGAACACTATTTGGACTTAGCGTATCAGAAGTCTTAAAAATTTGTACAGAGCTTATTTCATATGGATCAACATATGCCCCATCATTTATGAAAAAAGTTCTAAGTCCAACTCTTTGGCTTACATTTGGTCTATTATTCCTATCTACTACGGGAGTTTGATTGACTTGCATTTTTTTGCTCTTCTATCTCTTTATTGTAAAATCCTAAAAATACGGCCCGTTCTCCCCTAGTCATACTCTTAACATCGGAATAAGAAAAACGACACCTTCTTACAAGTATATAGGCTTCTAAAAGAAGGTTTTCTAAATCAAAAACTTCTTTTAACTGTCTGTAAAAAAATCTGCGCCAATGGGCAACTCCATATCTTCGACCAAAGGACAGTAGCTACATGCGAATTTAACATTTGTATCTATCCCTAACCCATCTCCACCCATTACTTTAAGTAAAGCATGAGCATCTTTTAATGGGAGCTTTTGGATAACCTGAGAAATGATTTTCTTATTTACATGACCCTCAATTTCCGTAACAAATCTCCATAAGTTCGCCATAGCTATTTCAGAGTTTACAAGATAACCCTCATCAGCAATTGTGGGGAGTTTAACTTTAATAGTCTTTTGTAAGATGGGGAGATAAACAGGAACGGGGTTAACCATTTCCTCATCAACGTAATTCACAGGTAATTCGGAAAGATTAAAAGTGATATTATT